ATTCCCTGGATAGCTTTTTAAAGCTGTGTAGATTTCACTTCCAACCGTTACAAGACCACCGTTGGAATTAACTTCCAAAACGATATCGCTATTGTCTTCTGGGAAAGAATCTGTGATAGCTTTAGCACTGACCGCTTCCAAACCAAAATAGTCGTAAGCTTCCTGGCTATTATTCGGAATTAGTGGACCTTTCATCTTGATTCTCTTTGGCATCCTTTGTCTCACCTCCTTTCATTGATTGATATTCTTCTTTCTTATCCAAGAAGACATAGTTCAAACTTGACTGGTAACGGTCCATATTTGGATCAGTAGAACGTTCCTTACCAAGTTCAATCAAGGCTTGGTTTGGTGTTAAGATTTGATTGTTTACAAGTTTTACAATCTCATCTACATTTCTACCAGTCACGCTACGAGTGTCGAAGTCAACACGATACTTCCTGCGCTCTTCATCACTAAACACTTTCAAAGCAAGTTCGCTTGTGATTGCATCGAAGTAGAATGGAAGGTCGTTAGTTACATAGTCTTCAGTCAACTGTGCAACAGATTGATTGGGACTATTAACCCCTAATTTAAAACTAGGAACTCGTAAAGCTTTAGCAATCTGTGCAGTCGAGAAGTTATTAGATGTAATCAACTGTAAAACATTCGTATCAATTTCAAGTGGAGTATATTCTTGTGTATCATCAAACACCAAAGGACTGCCACCAGTTGAACCTTCACGCATTTTCTCAAAGTCCATACGGGCTTTTTTACGTGCTTCACCATTTAATTGAGCGCCTTTAAGCTTGATAATTCCACTTGAGAAACCATCTCTAAAGAACTTAATTAAGGTATTCAACCCGCCATCTTGCAAACTGATTTCATTTCCAAGAGAAAGTAATGGAGATCTACCAAGAATGGTATCGTGACTAAAGAATTTCCAATGAATAACATCTTCTGCTTTACATACAATTTTCTTGTCACTCAGACGGTCACGAAAAGTGTAAATCAATTCATGGTCATTTGTTTCTTCGACAGTTGTCTCAGATGGTTTAAAAAATTGAAATTCTAATGGCTTACCACTGATTGGATCACGTAGAATACGAGAGAATGAATTACCAGTCAAGATAGTATTGACGGTCATTGCAAACTTCCATTGTCTAGCTGATGTATTACTTGTAGCTTTGACATTCAGTAGATAATTCATATCTTCATCTTGCTCAATGTTCCCCATTAAATCCTTTTTCAATAATGGAAAACGAGCAACATCACCAGCTATAATAGATACTGCAGTCAAGACATCACTGTTCTTTAAAGCAGATATACCAGTATATTCAGGACTTGAATTACCAGAGATTACTGAAGAGACATAATCGTCATAAGATAGTTTTGACGAACCTAAAGATTGAAAAAAAGTCATTTATTTTCTCACCTCCTTTCTAATTCACCCCCTTGTTTTACTGATATACAAGGCTAACATGATAAAAATCACTCCACTACATAAGAACCCTGCTACTTGATTCAATAAGAAAAAGCCATAGATTAAAAATCCAAGGCCTATCAATAGCAAAATTGTGTGGATATGTTCCAGTATTTTCAAAATAGCGAACCTCCTTCTAGGATTTTCTCATTAGTCCAATAACCGCTTCCATCGAATGGCTCTAAGTAACAAGCAGCATACGCATCTAATAGAGCATCCAGAGGGTCGATTTTATTACTGTTTTTGTTTTTATCAATCCTCATACCGTTATTATCAACTCTAGTATATGCATTGTTTATTGCCATTGTTAGCAACTGATTTCCACTGTGCTTGATTTTACCTTGTCGGACATCATCACGAAACTGTTTCGTGGGCATGTTCAAGACCATGGTGGTTTGTGGTATCTGGACTAGTGGCCATTCTGGATGGCGCTTTTCTATCATAGTCAATAGTGAACCGAATTGATAAGGGTCAAAGAAAATACCTTGTAACTCCCACTCGTTTTGATAGACCATTTCTTCTATTTTTTCAAGCACGCGCTCATCATCGATAACACCACTTTCAAGCGTGGTTATCTCACACTCACCAGCTCTTTCTAAGTTGGTATAAGAAACACCATCTCTTTTTTCTTTTGCAATCAAGCCATATTTAGTGGCCACAAAAGAAAAGCTATCTGCATACCAATAATCATCCATCATGACCATTGGAGAGATAGAAAATAAGTCACTAGATCTACCAACATCGACTCCTAACCAGACTCTACGTTTTCTTGTATCAGGTGGTTCAATCTTAGCTTTTGACCAGCTTTCTTTATCCATGTAAGATTCTTCCGATGATTGTCTCCACATGTTGTAGTTTTTAACTAGGATTTCATTTATTGTTCCTGTCTCAAGTGCCACCTTCCTACGTTTTCGTAGGTAGTCCATCATCTTCTTACGTAGAACTTTGACTTCAAGAATTGGATTTGATTTTATCCAGTTCTTTTCGTCTTTGATTTCCTCTTCATCATCTTGTTCAGCAATGAAGGCAAAGTATTCGTCGTTCTCAACTTCTTCATCGAGAAGTTTTTCGATATACGCATACTCGATAGTGTGCATTGGTACGTTTAAATCAAATCCAGCTGTTGAGATAATCAAAATCAATGGATTGTCTAACTGACCTTGACCAGATTCGAGAAGCTCAATCATTTCATTTGTTTTAGATGCTGCGAATTCATCCAAGATACCGACATACGGTTCAAAACCATCGACTGCACCAGTTTCACGACTCAATGCACGTACATAGCTTTCATCGTTCAAGTTACGGAGTTCATCTCTGACTATCTTCGTAGCTTTTCTGATATCCGCATTTTGATTTCTCAAAGCATCCAACTGCTTACGGATCATGTCATAAGCAATACGTGCTTGTGAACGGTCATTCGCAGTACAGAATAACTGTCGACTCATAGCAGGGTTACGACCAAATAAAAACTCATACAAGGCAATACCTGCAACCAAGATTGTCTTACCGTTCTTTCTGGCCAAGCTGATTAAGGCTTTTTTAAATCGTCTGATAGATGTATCAGACTTCTTTCTCCAACCATACAGACTACTCAAAATAAACTTTTGAAAATCTGCCAGCGGATATGGTTTTCCAGTTTTGACATCTGGGAGCATTTCGATAAAATCTATCGGATTTTTTGCTTTGTCAGGTAAGTAAACATACGGAAAGTCTTCATCATCTATACGCTTTAAATCTCTTAAATGTCGCTTGCAAGCTTTTATAACTTTCTTACTAGCTATGATTTCTCCATTTACGACTTTTGAAGCGTATTGATAAGCTATATCTTCCATTATTTCACCTCCTAACTACCAAATTTATCGAAAATACTCTCTTTCTTTTCTTCGACTTGTGGCACAAATAACTTCATGCGACTGTCAACTGTCAATCCTAATTGTGATGCTGCTTTAGTTAAGTTAGTCGTCGCACGTTCCAGACTATACAACATCTTATTAGGTAAAACCTTACCACTATCTGTTTCAACTACATATCCCTCTTTCTGCAATCCACGAGATATTTCTTTATAGACTGCATACCAAGTGCAGTACGTTTCTAATACTGCTCTATCTAGATTTCTGAGGGGTAGCTTTCTTAAATCTTCAATCACTCGCTTATATTCAGCTTTAGCGATTGGATCAAAATGTTTTGGTGGTGTTAATTGCAAAGCATCCAAACCATCCGAAGCCTTTTCTTGTATGGTTTTTCTTGTAATCTTTTCTTCTTTCGTTAAATGCTTCTTATTGCTTTCGACAATCTTCATTTTTCGCCCCATATTTTCCTCCTTTCTGCCGACCTCGAATTTTCAAAAAGGGAATTTTTCGCACAGAAGAGGGCGGCGTTCTAGAATCCGAACGATACCTGCCCCCGTTATAAATAATAGGGGGTATTTCCGTACGTTTTGCAGTGCATTTCCGACCGTTTCGCCCTTTCAAGTTCTGTTTTCGTTCGCTTTTTGATAACGTCTTTAATTATTTACTGCACAATCAATAAGAATACTTCTCTTTGATTGCTTTCTTATCATTACATTTCTTACAACTTGCTTGAAGATTACTTCTATCTAATCGTTTCGACCAGTCTTGCTTCACACTGATGATATGGTCAGTCATGGTTGCTTCACCTCCACACATCGCACAAACATAATCAGCTTCAAGTAATACTTGTTTACTTGTTCTCTTCCAGATTATTGAGTTGTAGAACTGTTTCACATCCTTATCATACTTCCATCGGTTGCGATTATAGTTTGTGTACTCCTCGTTGCGACTATCGTAGTCAACGGATGTTCGCCTTCCGTTTAGAATTGTGAGTCTCTTTGGTTTCATTATGCTCCTTCTTCAGGGATAAAAAAAGCCAGCGTTAAGCTGACTGATTTTCATAAGGACTTCTTAAAGTGCAAGGCGACTGCAAAGCCCTGCGGAGAACCAATAGTATACTGTCTTTTTAAATTTATTTTTTTGCAGTCTTAAAGGCGATGCTCGGAATCGAACCGAGATACAAAAAATTTGAAGAGCTTACCATTTTAAAATTAAAGAGTTGTTTAGATAACCTTTCATCGCCATAAAGGGCATTGCGCCCTTTAGTAAAATATATATAGGAGTCTTTCAGCCCTCTTGCTGACAATATCATAATATCACTTTAAAACTATCATTTACTATCATTACTATCAAACATTTTAGCAAGCTTGACTAATGACTTATCCCTTGCTCGTTGAATAGTAGCTGGGCTGCAATTTAACTTTCTTTCCACTTGATTCCAGGATAAGCCATCGATATAAAGCAAGCGCATCACAATGTTTTCGATTGGTTCTTCTAAGTCTTCGATAGCTTTAATCAATTCTTCTTGCTCTTTGTATAAGAGTTCAATTTCTTGATAAAGTTCTGCGATACGATCAATAGCCTTGATATTCATTTCTTCAGTTCTATTATCATTACTTGCTGACTTTGGCATACCGTCAAAACTTTGTCCTTTAACAATACCAGCTCTTAGGTTAATGATTTCATAGTGCAAGGATTGGATTTTGACATTTTTAAATCTTAGCTTCTTGAGTTCTCTCTCGATAGTTTTTCCCAAACTTCCACCTCCATTCCAAAGTATGAGCAGATAATTTCTAGTGCATATCCAGAAGGAAGTTTCCCAAGCTCCCACCTTGCAATCGTGTCTCTGGTATATCCTATTTCACGACCTAGCTCTTCTTGTGTCAGTCCAAATTCATTTCGTTTTTTCTTTAACATCTCAGCGAATGGATTGGTTTTCTTTTTCAAAAACAACTGTGGATCTAATTTCATTTCTTCACACATCGTCAATATTTTACCGTCAGGAGGTTGTGCAACTCCCTTCTCCCAATAGCATACCGCTTCAGGAGATACTCCGAAATGGAACGCTGCTTCAGACTTATTAAAACCTTTTGCCAATCTCCACAATTTGAATTGTTCAGCAAATGTCATTTTATTATTGGTCATTCTCCAATTCCTCAATTAACCAATCAAGGTTCTTTCTAGCCTTCTTCAAATCCTCAAGACCGTTCTTCTTCTGGAATCTTAGTAGATACTTAATAGCATTCCCCCAACACCATGTAGCCTTACCTTGTAAGTCTCCAATAAAGTTATCAATCACTTCAATACTTTCAAGACCTTTTGAGCCTTGGTAGTGATTCGGTTTGTTTACGTTGTCATTTTTTTCAGGTTTCATTGTCTCTCCTCACTAACTTTCTAATTCACAAATTCGTTGATCAAATCTTGGATAAAGAACTTCCAATCAGATTCTCTAAACGTCAAGAGACGATCAGTAGTAAATTCTCTAAGCCTTTTATAGAAAAGCATCTTCAGTTGGATTGACTCGCTGACAGTCAGAAAAATATAAGGGAATCTATGTACAGAATGTGTTCTATTGCCATATCCAGAAATATCTAAATGTATTAACGTTTCTGGATATGAACGCTCGATATTAGCTTCAACCTCGAACTTAATCTTAACTTCTTCTATAATTGGAGCTGTGTTAAAAATTGGTCGTGTAGGAAATATTGGTAACGCAGTTTCTTGCCTTTTTCTTCTTCCTGAATACGGATATTTTTTAGGTTTCATTCTTCCACCTCCAAAAGTTCAGGATCTTCGTAGATGTTGCCGATGATTTTAGTTTTATACTTTTCGATAAAACTTATCACATTCATAGTTACCGTAGTATTTGGAGTTCGACTGAACTTCACACAATAAGCGCCTCTTTCATAAAATACGCTAGTTATGTATTTATTGCTCTTTAAGATATCCCCCTCAAAGATTTCCTGACCGTTCTTATCTTTAAGCCCTGTTGATTGCATGAGTTCGATTTTATCCGCTCCACGTAAGAACGTGATACCGTAACCGATAGACTCAAATTCCCCACAGTCAAAATTAATCTGTTCCACTACATACATTTCATTGTTTAGCTTGTCCCATGCTCTAAAACTTGGATTCATCGGGCAAATCCTCCTCTTTCACAAAACTACCATCAATCCATAGACCCTTACGGTCTTTGATTTCTTGATAGGCTAGTTCAAAACATTCATCAAAATCATA